CTCGGCAAGTTCTCATATGCCATCTGTAATCTTCCGAGCAAATCTCTAGCAGTCGCTGCCTTGTTTGCAAGGATACCGATGTTGACATTATCATTGAATATCGCATAGTGTAAAAGATACGATACCACTGTCGTTGACTTACCAGTCTGACGTGGCATTTTACAAATGTTGAATCTATGTTTATGGAAATTCTTGATTAACTTCTTCTGATACTTGTACATGTTGAAGGACACCAATCCCTCATCCACGTTTACAATTTTGATATGTTGTTCGGTAAAATATACAGGGTCACTCTTACACTTCAAGAATTCTACGATATGTTCTTCGGTAAATTCTTGTGTGGTATTTGCCTTTTTTAGATTTGGATTACCAAGATAGATGTCACTTTGAGGCATAATTTATTTTCCGTACCAAGGAGGCATTGCATTTGTGCCTTCTACATTATTATCTTTTCGCCATTTTTCTACTGCTCTTTCCTGTGAATCTCTTGCATTTGATAAGTTTTTTCCTAATTGACTTTTTCTATTATTTTTGTAATTAGCACCACCTTTTATATCAGATCGTCTACGTGCAGGTGTGCCATCAATCTTTTTCCCAAAAGAAGGTTGTTCTTTTTTACTCATCATATTTTTTATTGACGAATATATTTGAGGAGCCTTAGATAAAGCATAAGCACCAGCAGTTACGGCTCCAGCCTTTAGAGCAGGTGCCCAGATAGGAGAAGTTAGAGTAGCAGTAGCTGCAAACTCATCAAGTTGTTCTTCTTCATATTCGTCTGGAACTGCTTCATCAACGAATTGAGCAAATGTTTTTTTACTTTCTGTGACAGAAAAAGAACTCTTACCAAATGCACCAGAAATACCACCCACTGTATCTGCCACTTTCTTCTTTACACCTAGATTTTTTTTCTTTGTGTCTGTTTTCTTATCACCTTTATCTACATTATCATCTTTCTTATCTTCTGGTTTATTTTGATCTTGAGGTTTGTTTTGATTGCTTGCCTGATCTTTTACTTGATCCTTTATTTTTTGTGTTACATCATTTTTCTTTGGATCAACTGTTTTCTTACCAGAATTTGATACCTTTGGTTGAGTCGAAGATCCTGTTGGTTTATTAGTTTTTACTAAATCACCACCAACTCTTCTTGCCTTTACATCAACTGTAGGTCCTGATTTTGGTTTTACATTCTTTGCTATCTGTGCAGATTTTTTTACCTCACCACCCATAACTTTTGGAGTGACAGTCTTCACACCCTTCGCACCTTTTGCTGTGCCTTTTGCTACTAATTTTCCTCCTTTAGCACCTGCCTTTGCACCTGCTTTTCCAGCAACCGCAGCACCTTTCGCTAACGCTTTACCTGCAACTAATGCAGCCTTACCTATGACAGCAAGAGGTGCTGCCTCATTCATCTTTTTCTTTTTTATTTTTTTCAGTGCAGTATCTAATCTGTCCATGTCACTATGATGCCTTACGTATATTTAGTGAGATATGATCTGCGATTATACTATGCCCTCTTTTATTAGGATGTCCACCAGATCTTTTATCTTCTTTTTTATATCTACCCTGACAATAGTTTTCAGGATTATCAAAACGATTACCAATCAATGACACCATGGATGTCACTGGTTTTTTATCTATCATATTATACCAAGAGGATTTTGGTACGTTGATATCTTCATTGTTTATATTGATAAAGTAATATTTGATTCCTTTCGTTTTGAAATAATATTCTAACAGAAACTTATTCTTGTGATAATTTGCTACATGTAAATTTTTATTATGTATATGTTCATAGTATATTTTTGACAATTCTTTTGTCTCATTTCCCTTCAACACATTACCTATACTCAAAAAATCATATTCATCAGAATTACTTTTACGTATTTCAGTTCTTGAAAATTTTGTAAATTGTATAACTGCAATATCTACATGATTACTCTCACAATAGTCAAGTGTGGTGCGTAAAATACCATCATTTGATTTTCCATTTTTACCTAAGTTGACGTGATCTTCACCTATCAATGTAGAAAATCTATCTCTCTCAGGATTATCAAGTTCGTCACCATAAGTCCACGAACATCCATCAAACAAAATCATTAATTATGGAGACCTGTCTATATCTAAAGAATCTAAATCTATGGTAGATTTCTTAGGTTTTGGTGCAGTTGCTAATCCTTTCTTCAACATTTTTTGTAAATCTGATGTACTACCTACAAACATTGTATTGTTAGTTACATTTTTAGGACCTTGATCCTCCTCCAATGCTTTCATTTTTTTCTGTAGATCAACTAACTTATCTGTAGTATCTGCAACATGTTTTATAAGTTGACCTGCAACCTCGTATGCTCTTGGGTGCTGTGAATCTTGACATACATCAAGTATACCATTCACTGCTTCTTGACCTTTCTCTACAAGATTGTATAATTGAGCACGACTATATTCATAATCCTTCTGTGGATCTTCTTTGTCAGATGCTTTTACAACCTTCTTAGGTTTGATACGTTGTTCTATTTCTGCTTTGACTTCTAATGCTTTGTCAATTGCGTCATAATTTTCCATTAGTTGTTCACATCCTGTCCTTGTTGTGGACTAAAGGTTTGACCATCTACATCAAAGAATGATCTAGTTTCACTGAATCCAAAATCATCACCAACTTCAATGAGATCTGAGTCAACAGCGTCTACCTGACTTACAATAGCACCATCAAAATGCTCTGTAATTGCAGATCCATACTGTCCTCTCTTGACGACAATGTTGTTGCCATCAATTTCAGTAATATACATTACTTCTTTATCTATCTCAATGTAAGTTTTAGTGGAAAGAGATGCAGCAGAATTTACTCTTACTAGAGTCTTAGTTTTATCTACACTTGCTGTAATTGTAGTAGCAGTATCATCGTTATAATCTTTAGTTGCTGCAGGCACAACTGTATATCTCTGTGCTCTAGGTGCTCTAATATTTGTAGAGTAATCTATCTGTACTTTCTTGATTACACCTGATTCGTCAGTTGGAACCTCTTGATAGAAATATGTTTTACAAACAAAATCAAGATCATATTGTATAAATCTACGAGTTGAAAAATCTCCTTCATATTCATCTACAAATGATACATTTCTAAGAGTAAAGGGTATGTCTCTTTTCTCATCTGCACCCTCAAGCATGTTGACTGTCACTTGATATGAGGGTTGGAAGAAAGGTAATATCTGTTCTATAATTTGAAGTGCGTCATCTTGCAACTTACATGCAAAACTCAATCTGAACCCTATATCGTATGGCACAGGAAGAAACATTTTCTTGACTTTAGTTTTGTCAGTAGGTGTTTTGAAGAAAAACTTTTGAATAGGTGATGCCTTTCTTGTTGGGTCGTAAGTATATGATTGTAATTCAAACGATAATCTAGGCAATGATATAGCAACATTATCATCAAAGTTTGCTTGTTGCTCGACTCGTGCTAAGAATCTTTGCATAGGTCCGTAAGCAATAGGAACCTTGACAGTGCTTATTGATTTACCATCAGCAGCAAATTTTTTGATTTTGATATTATTGAATAACGTTCCAAATGCTATTACAGACTTTCTTATAGTCTCATTGTAGAAAAAATTGCCTAACATTATACTTCACCAAATGGGTTGATCTCTGTAAAGTCTAGAATAGATGTGTCAGAGAAGTTTTGAATCTCATCACCAGAGTTTACAACGTCGTCATCGTCATAATTGATGCTATTTAGAACATATGCAGCACCGTCTGTATTTGTGATTGTTTCACCAACAGAGAAAGAATCAGAAAGATTACGAGCAAGTAATTTGCCAGTTGTAACATTCCAGTCAGTAACAAATGCAGTGGTTAGAGATGACTGACCTGTAATTATATCACCATAATGGTATGTACCGAATCCGATTGTAGATGCAGCACCAATTGTGATTGTAGGTGCTACTGTGTATCCAAATCCAGAATTTGATATTTCGATTCTTGATACTTGTTTTGTTGTTGTATTGATAAACGCTGTACCAATTGCAGTTGTACCACCTGCAGGTGCAGCAGAGAATGTAACTGGAGGATTTTGAGAGTATTGAGATCCAGCATTCTGAAGAGTAATTTCACCAACACTTCCTGTTGTAGCTATACCTGCAGCACCCACTGCCCCTGATCCTTGACCATCATCTGTCAAGAATTGTACTGTAGGTATGGTAGTATAACCAAAACCTACGTCCACCATTTTGATAGATGATACTGATAAAGTTCTGAAATTACTTGTACCATGAGATGTAGTGATAGCAACAGCAGTTGCTGTCCTACCAACTCCTATAGGTCCTGATATTTGTATGGTCGGTGCATTTGAATATCCTGTACCACCAGACACAACATCTATCTTATGAATACTTCCAGATGCTAATGCAGAAGTTGCTGTAGCAGTTGTACCTGCAGCAACCAATGTCATAGTGACATTGTAACCAGCAGTTCTGAAGTCATCGTCAACAACATCTAATCCAGTGTTGATTTCTTCTTCTCCATACTCGAATGGTTCGAGAGTCAATTGATATGTGTAATTCTTTCTAAGTTGATAAAAGTCAACAACATCATCTACATATTTGATTTCAAATAATATATCTCTTAGTGGAAAATATATTAGATCACCTTCTAGTGGTCTCTCAGGATCATTAGAGAGTCCTGTAACACCTCTGAGTAGTGGTAGAATATATTCTTTATATCTCTCCTGTGATATCAACACTTCCATGTTGGCTGTTGATCTTACACCAAATTTTGTTAATAAATTATATCCAGAATCAAATCCTTCATAAGATTTTATGTAACCCTCTATAGGGAATGCTTTGTCAAACTTTGATGTTGTTACCTCTCTCAAAACAGTTTTTGTATTGACAAAGATACGTGGCATATAGATAAACTCTATGCCATGTATTTGTATAGTCTCGTTTGCAAGATCTTGTAAGAGTCTTTGCTCACCTTGACTGCCTTGTAAGAAGAAGGGGTTTAGTGCCATTATCCAATAAGATCAAGTGGAGGTAATTCGTATTCATTGTTCATCTTGCTCTCTATATCATTTATTTCTGACACACCATCTTCATATATTTGTCTACCATTTAGTTCTACACCACCTGGTAATTTTACACCTTGGAATTTGATAAGGTTTTGACCCCACTGTTTCTTTAGTTTTGCTGTAAAATATTTTTTAACAAATCTGTCTCCATATATTTTTGGAAAATCATTTGGATCTAATATCCTATAACACTTGATAAGAAGATAATCACCTATCTGCATAGATGCTGCATCAACGTCAAGATATAATCTACTTTGTCTTCTATTGAATCTTATTTGTTTATCTGGATGTAATATAAAATCAATATCTTCTAAGTATCTTTTGATCTGTGTATACTGTAATAGTTCCATAGAACTAAAATAATATATTTCATTCAAGAACAACTGATAGTTGACATTGAACATGTTTGTGCTTATTACACGATTATCTAATTTGAAAACTCTTTCAATTCCTATCACAGTGTCAGGCACTTGAATATAGTTTTGATTCTCTTCAAATGTATGTGTAGTTGAACCAATACCAGTTATGGTTGTTGTACCTGTGGTAGTTGTGATACCTGTAGCAACATCATCTCTTCTTGCCTTTATTCTATCAACGAATTCTTGTGTCACCTTATACTTCAAATACATCAACTCTACACCATCCATATGACGGTCATTGTATAGAGTGAAAGTATCATCTACAGCATCTTCTATTTGTTCATCAGCAACGTTGATCTCCAAAACAGGGTGACCCAACTGTCTCTTTCCGTAATCTATTAATTCTTGTCTGGTAGTCGGGGTTGCCATATTAATACACTATTTCTGTTATTTATGCGGTACGTCTGATACATACATCGACCTCATCACCTACTGTGAGACCTGATGCATCAGTAAATGTTACAGATGGACTTCCAATTGAATAATCAATACCACTGAATAATTGAATACCGTTGACATATACTTGCATATTGTCTTCAGTAATGTCCGTTGAGGTGGGTGTGAAGTTTGTTTGTTGATCTGTAGCAACAAATGCATCTTCTGCATTATCACAAACTATTTCTACATGTGCACCCTCTGCACATGGTACAACAAGACTCACTGGAGCAGCAACACCAAAGTCAGACCCGACTCTTTGTTTTATACCATTGACGAATACTCTAAAGTTTTTCTGGGCTGATAGACTTCCAGTTAGAGGAAATAGTACTTGACCCTGTGTCGCTGTAAAATATTCCTCATCAATCGTATGTCCAAAATAAACAGTTGATACAACTTCATCACCTACTTTCAATCCCTCTTCAAATGTAATTGTAGAGTTACTTGATGTTGTATAGTCTTTTGTCGCATTACCAGCTCCTTGTGGTCTTTGCTTTACACCGTTTACAAAGACTTGGGTGCTGTATGTGTTTGTGCCATCATTGTGTGGATGAGGTGTGCTGAAGACTGTTTGTCCTTGAGTTGCTGTGGTTATACCTGCTGATATTGTTGTAGCAGCACCTGTAGCACCACCTCCACCACCTGATAAAGTCTTGAATGAGAGTGAACCATTTCCGTCTGTAACAAGGGCTTGGTCTTCATCCCCGTCAGATGTAGGGAATCTGAATCCAGATATAGTTGATATACCAGTTGAATATACATTTGCATGTATAGCATTACTAGAAAATGTAGCGATACCAACTGATTTTAGATTATCAACCTCAGTGTGACCGTCTACATCAAGACCTCCTGTAAGTGTAGTGTCACCAGCAACAGAAAGATTTGTGCTATTTAATAATTGAAATGAATCAGATCTTAGTCTTGCTGTAATAACATTTGAACCAGCTTTCTTATTAGCAAATTCAATAAGACCATCTTCAGTTCCATCTGATGCATCTTGTATTTTACCTGTTATCTTGGCGTATACTATCTTCTGATCTGCATCATTCTCACCTTGGAACTTTATCTGTCCCATATAGTCAGCATCAGCAGCAGAAGAACTATTCCTATAGAAATCAAGTATAGGTCCTGCACTACTATCAGTGCCAGCATCAGTTAGATATACATCTCCAGTAAATGTAGCGTCATTTGTAAATGTAAGTGCACCCGACACTGTATCAGTAGCGTCTGATCTTACAAATGATCCTGAACTAACACCATCTAAAGTATCTGCATCTAATCCAGAACCTGCACCATCTACTGTTTTTATTAATGTTAAAATTTCCGATGCTGTCTGATCGGCAGTCGCATTGCTCTCTATTCCATCTAATTTTGTACCATCAGATGCTACGTCTCTACCGTCTACTGTGCCTCCAAGAGTAATATTGCCAGATACATCAAGTGCTCCATTTGCATCTATATTACCTGTAAATGTTGATATTCCACTTACTGCTAAATGCTGTAGATGTCCACCTATCTCTACTATCGATACGGTGCCATCATTAATTTCTGTGAATAGTTTACCATCATACGTGTTTAGAGCTAATTCACCTAGTTCTAATTGTGCTGCGGTTGGTGCGTTCCCTTCTACTGCAGAACGCCTAATTTTTATAACAGGAGATGCCATCAGTTACATTCGGTATATACCTAAAGTCTGACTGTATATACAGTCAAGGATATTTATGTTATA